GAGCCCGAGGTTATAGAGGCCGCCCCGCCATGACTGGCACGGGCGCGTAGCTCAGCGGGAGAGCACTACCTTGACATGGTAGGGGTCACAGGTTCGATCCCTGTCGCGCCCACCACCCAGTCTGGCCATTGTGCAAGTGGCCGATTCCCACCACCCAATATCAGGCGATTTCCGGAGCTTAGCGCGACTGGAGATTCCTTCGCCCGTCTCCACTGTCGCCAACACGGCCAGAACAGGCTTCATTTCGAGGCCGTTTCTCTGGGCTGATTCCAAAAGTGTGCGTTTGCCTGTTTTCGGCCGAATAACAGGTGAATCTCCGCACGACTGTCGTAGGCAGCATGTAAAGGAGACGGAGAACGTCAAGGATACCAGCCACTTTTCGATCACCGAAAATCAACTGAGCCTCGAAAAACGGCCGAGAAAAACGGGCACCGAACAGGCTGATAACAGGCGCATTACAGGTGCAGTCTTGGTCAAAGAACAGGATCGCTCACTACTAAATGCACCTGTTATTTCTTGACCGGATTCGACGCTATCGGAAGGTCGCAAACAACTGGCGCTGCTCGTTCCAATCCATCGGCAACGAGTTCTTCACGAGAGCTCCCAGCGTTAGGGTCTTGGGCTGCGCGCCGTCCAGGATCGCGGTCGCAAGGTCCGGTGCGAGCCAGGCGAGTGGGAGCAGCTTGGCCGTATAGTGGTTGCAGAAGCCGTATCGAAAGGCGAGATCGCGAACCGAGGTGACTTCGCCCGAGGCGAGCAGTCCGGCCCAGGCTCGCGCCAGACACAGGGCTCGCAGGAGGGCACGGTCGACGCGAGGAGCTTGCTGAGCGGATCCCGGCGCTTCGATCAAGACAGCCGTCTGGCGATGCTTCAAGCGGATGCCAATGCTCAGTTCCACGCCGTCTTCGATTTCGCGCAAGTGTGCGTGGGCAATCTTCTGACTAGCGTTTGAAGCATCAACGCGCAGCACGATCGCCACATGCTTTTCGCTGACAGTGACGCGAAGAACGGCGGAGCGGACGCGGTCCTCAATCTGCTCGCTCGGTCGCCAGTTTGGCGAGAGAGCCAACGTGGCGCGGTCCAAGACGAAGGCATCCAGAACGCCCACGCTCATGCGGGGCAGGGTGCCGGCCTTTCTGCCCTCCTTGTGCAATGCCGCCGTCGACACGTAGTACCGATATCTCTGTCCACGACGCGTGCAGTGGACGACCCGCATGGGGTGGCCGCGGTCATCGAACAAGACTCCTTGCAACAGGTTTGTGGCGGCCAGCCGCGGGGTGGAGGGCAGTTTAGGAACATTCGCGTCCAGCTTGGCTCGGACCGCCAACCACAGAGCCTCGTCCACAATGGCAGGGTGGGAGTTTTCGTAACGCAGTTCGCCGTGACAGATCGTTCCCCGGTACACCGGATTTGCCAGCAAATGATAAAGAGCGCCTCGGCTGAAGACTGCGCCGCCGACTTCGACTCCCTGCTTGTTGGTCCAGCGCTTCGAGCGGATGTCTCGCGACTTGAGCTCGACGGTGAGCGTGAGCACCGAACCCAGCTCGAGGTAGCGCTGATAGATATGCCGGACCAGCTCGGCTTCTTCGGGATTGATGACCAGCTTGCGGCCCAAGCCGTCGTAGCCGAGAGGTGGACGACCTCCCATCCAGAGCCCCTTGGCCTTGGAGGCGGCGATCTTGTCGCGGATGCGTTCGGCCGTGATCTCACGTTCGAACTGGGAGAAGGATAGAAGCATATTGAGGGTCAGGCGGCCCATCGAGGTCGTGGTGTTGAACGCCTGCGTCACCGAAACGAAGCTGACCTTGTGACGGTCGAACTGATCCACGATCTTGGCGAAGTCCGATAGTGACCGCGTCAGTCGATCGACCTTGTAGACCACGACGACATCGACTTCGCCACGGTGGATGTCGGTCAACAGGCGCTGCAGGCCAGGGCGATTGGTCGAGCCGCCGGAGTAGCCGCCATCGTCGTACTCGCCGGCGCTTGCTATCCAGCCCTCGCTTGCCTGGGAGCGCACATAGGCATCGCAGGCCTCGCGCTGGGCATGCAGGCTGTTGAAGTCCTGTTCCAGGCCCTCTTCGGTCGATTTGCGCGTGTAGATCGCACAGCGAATCCTGTTCATGCGCTTTCGCCCTAGCGCTTCAGGCCAAAAAACACCGGACCGTTCCACTTGGTGCCGGTGATGTGGTGAGCGACTTTCGAGAGCGAACCGAACTTCCCGCCTTGATATACAAACCCGTCCGCCACGACGACCACTTCGTGGCGCTGGCCTTGCCATTCGCGGATGAGCGACGAGCCGGGCAACAAGGTCGATGCCGCCGGCGGGACAAAACCACGGTCGGCCAGGAACCGCTGGGCGAGATCGGCGACGCGGCGTTGCACAGTGGCCGGCAAGTCACCAAACGCGTCGACCTGGATCTTGTGCGCGCGTGCGCGAGCCAGAAGTTCGCGAGAGCGAAAGCCTGGCGGCTCGCCCCAACGGTGGCGCCATTGGGCACGCAAGGACTCAAGATCGACGGAGGCGATAGCCTTGATGTCAGATGCTATCGTCAGGGTCGTGGGTGCCGATTTGGACATCGGGGCTCCGATCAGTTGTGGCGGCGCGATTGTGCGCCGCCTTCACTGCCCAAAGCCCCGCGCCTTCCGATTCGCGAGGCGTGCAAGTTTCGTGACTGTCGCCGACGTCACTGACGCTCTCTTGCGCGGCGAAGTCCAGTGGCAATTCAGGGCTTTTCGACGACTTCCCAGCCCTCATCCCGGCGTAGACGTTTGGCATCGCGCCATTTCATTCGGAAGAAGCCGTCATTTTCCTTATGAATCTCTTCTCCTGATCGAGTGATGAAGAGATTTGTGTCCTTTGGCCCGCGGAGCGTGACGATTCGATTATCTTCCGGGTCGTCATCGAAACGGGCCCGCCACTTTTCCCCTTCCATGCGGTAAAAGCCTATGATGCCGGGCTCGCCGGGCTGGTGGTTGAACCACTTGAGCACTTGCGACGTTGCGTCGACCTGGTCGTCGTAGCGTCCTTTGGGAAAGGCCATCATTTCCTGGAGATACTCAGGCAGCCAGGGAGCCTCGCGCGGAATAAACACACAGCCATCCGCAATCACGCCAGTTTGATCGTTCATACGGGTGACTTTGTCGGTCGTCGGCGTCACGGCTAGGATTGTGTGAATGTTGTGATGGTTCAAATCCTGGATCAGTGACTGCCCCGATGCCTTGTCCTCGATAAGGATGACATCCGGCCAGCGATGACCGCGATATTGGCCGCGCGCCAGCGCAAGGGCCGTCTCGCGTAGTTCATGATATTCCATGCGGGCGCGAATGACATCGATCAGGTAGATTTTGCTTGTCCAGATCCCCCAGACCGTAAAGACGCTATAGCCACTGAACGATGTTGACTTGTTCGCCGGGTCCAAGCTGACGATGATGCGTTCGAAAGGCGGTGGCGCATCAAGATCGAAGCGCTGGAACTGGTCGATCTTTACAATGTTGCCACCTGGGGAAACCGGCGCCTGCAGAAACTGCGCCGAAAAATACTCCGGTCCAAGTGTCCGCCGATACGTCTCCAGGATCTCCAAAGGCTCGCGCTCGGGGTGAAGCGCTTCGCCTTCGTCGCGATGATAGGTACAGGTCCCAAACGGTGAGGGCACCACATATGTTTCGGGTGCCGGTGCGATCGCCGATAGCGCGACGACCCTCCAGGTCTCAAGCTGTTGGACATAGCCGGCCATGTCCTCCTGATGCAATCGCTGCATCACGACGGCGATGCGTCCATGAAGCTTGTCGTCGAGGCGAGTAATCAGACTATGTCGGTACCATAGATTGGTACGGTTGCGATCCGTATCAGAAATGGCTTCCTGTGCCTTCATGGGGTCATCAATGAGGATGTAGTCGGCACCCGTCCCCATGATCACGCCGTCAACCGACGTGGCCAGTCGGAATCCTCCCGCCGTGGTTTCGAAGTCGTTCGCCGCCAGCCGCGTCGGGGAGAGCTGCGTCTTGGGAAACAGTCTGCGATACCACGCCGACTGCATGACTTGACGGCACTGCCGCGCGAACCGTTCCGCAAGGTCCTGGCCATAACTCACGCAGATGATCCGCGTACTGGGGTTCTGGCCAAGCAGCCAGGCCACGAAGGCGATCGAAACAATGATCGATTTAAGGTTGCGAGGGGGCAGGTTGACGATCAGGCGCGTCGTGCCGCCAGCTCGCATGGCCTCCAGCTCCGCGGCGAGAACGTGAACATGAAAGTTGTCCAGATAGGGCGTGGTTGGATTGAGCTCGAAGAAAACGCGCTCGATGAACGTTACAAAATCAAGGCGCGTCATCGCGCCGAACTCAGACGGTGTCATCAGAATCGGGGACAGGTTCATGGCTTTGCTCCTCAAGGGTTTTGCGCAGACGCGCGATCAAGCGCTCCGCGATCTGTGAATCGGTTTCGGATAGTTGTGCTGGCGCTGCCGGCGCGCGGCTTTGCCGTTCTTCGGCCTTCTGCGCCAACTCGATGCCAAGCTTCACGCTTCTCGGATCTCCCGAGGCGCTCTGGTTGGCGATCTGCTTGGCTGTGGCTTCTAGCTTGGTGATCTTTCGTCGTCGGCCACGTTCAGTGATTTGGACCTTCTCGTTGAACGCTCCGGCGATCGCCGCGCCCACTGTTTTTGCTTTACGAGGCCGCCCCAGACGATTTCCCGACTGCCCCGGCACAAATCGTCCGCTGTTCCGGTCGCGGTCGCCGCCGCTATTCTTGCTCATCGTCGGCCTCCACGACGCGCTCGTTCGTTATTTCCCGGAACGTCCGACCGTCGCCCTCGAGGCGCGCCTGCTCACCGGTCCAGCGTTCCCACCGCCGGACGGCGACGTCGACATAAGAGGGATCGATTTCGATTCCGCGCGCGCGACGTCCGACCTTCTCGGCGGCAATGATTGTCGAGCCCGAACCGATAAACGGATCGAGCACGATCTCGCCGCGCCGTGATGCATCGAGCAGTGCATCGGCGATCAACGCGACTGGCTTGACGGTGGGATGCAGCCTTAGGAGATCGCCTTCATCGCCACCGCGCCCGAACGTGCTGACGCCGGGATATTCCCAAACGTTCGTTCGATTGCGTTCGAAGCGTCCGAGCTGCACATTGTTGCGGTGTGGCTTCTTGCCCTTTTTGAAAACGAAGAAAAGCTCGTGCCGGCTTCGATACAGCGACCCCATGCCGCCGTTGTCTTTGCACCAAACGCAAACGTTCTCGAGAGATTCATAGGCTTTGTGCCCGGCGACATGCAGCTCATGCATGTGCCGCCAGTCCATAGCGATAAAATGGAGCGAACCGTTGACACTGTTCGCCGCCATCAGCATCAGCGCCGTCGTCAGAAATTTAGTGAACTCATCTTGCGACATCTCACCCGACGCCATTGCAAACTCGCGATGGGTGAGGGCGCCAAGTCCACTGACGTTTCCGCCGATTTTGACGTTGAAGGGCGGATCACTGAAGACGATGTGCGCGGATTCACAGCGCAGCAGCGTCTTGTAGCTGTCTTCGGTCAACGCGTTGGCGCATAGAAGACGGTGTTGTCTCAAAATCCACAGATCGCCGGGACGGGTGACCGCAGGACCGAGTGGCGGTATCTCGTTGGCGGGATCCGGTCCCTCGGACGGTTGATCAAGAGCTGCGATCTTGAGATCGATTTCCGGGGGATCGAACCCGGTGATCGCGATGTCGAAATCGATGTCCTGAAGGGTCAAGTCTCGGAGCACTTCGCCACGCTTGCGTTCATCCCATTCTCCGCGTTCAAGCAGGCGCACCTGCGCCAGCATGAAAGCGTCCGCTTCCGCCGGTGATAGGTGATCGGCGACGATGACCGGGACTTCGTCAAAGCCAGCGAGTTTGGCAGCGGCGAGCCAAACGTTGCCCGACAGCATGACGCTGCCAGCATTGACGATCAGAGGGACGGGCCCGAATCGTTGGAGCCCGCTTGCTATCCGCCGGTACTCCGCTCGGTTGTAGATGCGCGGGTCTCGAGCGTTGGCTCGAATAGAATCTATAGGCTTGTAGATTATTGTGAGACGCAAATTGTGAAGACGCAGCGGTTCGGTGGCGCCACTGGAATCAACGTGTTGACCGCTGCTGCGGTCGGCAGGATTACGCATGACGGCCTCGTAGGTTGGTTTCGAGGCCTAGCTATTTGAAGGAAAAAGTTGTGCGGAAATACAGGGGCTAGCGAAGACGCGCCAATTCCGCCTCCAGTTCGCGCTGCCACCACAGCTCTGTGGGCGAAATAGAGCCAAATTTGGTCGAGCGAGCCCCCGATTCCCAGAGTCGGCGATAAGGCTCTGTTTCGCCCTTCAGAAATTTGACCGCCTGATAGTAGCGGCGGCGCAGGGTTTCGCCGGGCGCGCGCAGTCTGACCACAGCGAGTCCGGCTCGCCGCCGAGCTTTCTCGGGAGGTGCCAGATGTCCGCCCTCGAGCCAGGAAAATTCGGCAGACTTGCAGAACTTTTTTACGGACAGCCC